AACGCATGCTTAAAAACTTAGACTTGATGAATCGTAATTAATGGCTGTTAAAATTAAAGGTTACAGCACCTTTAAAGTAGATAATCAACGCAGTAAAAGTAAAAGAACCTCAATAGGTAACAGCAAAAATACTTATCCAAAAAGTAAACAATCAAAAAAACAATATAAAAAGTATGCAGGCCAAGGTAAATAAAAGTTGCAAAATTAATTTTTACTCTACATAATAGAACGCATGTATAAACGAACAGAAGTAAGTCAACAGAAAACACCCAAAGTATTGAAGAATAAAAACAGCTATAGTAATAAAGGTAGTGCATCTACAAAAACTAAAGCTGGTACTTTTTCAGCTAATACAAAAGCTAAGCCAGGTATGGGAAAGGGTAAAGCTAGAGGTATGGGTGCCGCCGAGTTTGGTGGTAAGTTTTCTGGTATTTATTAATGGATTCAGTTTGGCTTGCAAAAAAATTTATTAAAGAAATAGAAGCCAGAAGAGAAGACACTAAAGATGCTATGTTAGCAGGATGTAGTGATTTTTCTCAGTACGAATATTTGCGTGGGCGTTACAGTTCTCTAGCCGATGCAGAAAATATATTTAGAGAGCTGCTAGGAAAAACACAAGAAGATGACACAGATACAAGTCCCTGATCATGTCGCAAAGTCCATAGAGGCAGATCTAAAAAACAAAGAACAAGAAACTCCAACCCCAGAAATTGCAGAAAACCCTGCCTACGTTAAAGAGTCAGCACGGGTGTTGGATCCAACCTTACTAGAAAAATCTTTTATAGACCGTATGCCACAACCTACTGGTTGGCGTATATTAATCCTACCTTATAAAGGTAAGGCGGTTACAGAAGGTGGAATCCACCTAGTACAATCAACAGTAGATAGAGAATCTCTTGCTACGGTTGTTGGTTATGTGGTAAAAATGGGCCCTGATTGCTATGCAGACTCAAATAAATTTGAGAAGCCTTGGTGTCAGGAAAAACAATGGGTATTAATCGGTAGATATGCTGGTGCTCGCTTTAAGTTAGGTGATGAATCTGAATGCAGAATCATTAATGATGACGAAGTGATAGCTACCATACTTGATCCTGATGATATTCTTGCAGTATAAGGAGAAAATATGTCTGAAGAAGCATTAAAACAAGAAGAGGGTATAGAAGAAGAAGGTCAGATCGTAGACTTAGATGATCCTGTTGAGAAGACAGAAGAATCTGTAGCTGCGGCACCAGTAACAGAGGTTGTAGAAGAAACAACTGAAGTTGAAGAAAAAGATGAAACCAAGGAAGAGGAATTAGTAGATTACTCTGACAAGGTACAAAAAAGAATTAACAATCTTACAAGAAAGTTAAGAGAAGCTGAAAGAGGTCAAGACTCTGCATACCAATATGCTAAGAATCTATCAGAAGAAAATGAAAGATTAAAATCTACAGCTCATACTTTACAACAAACTACGTTTGATGAATCTGCAACCAGGCTTGAGTCACAAAAAGCACAAGCTATGGCATCTTTGCAAAAAGCACACGAAGTTGCTGATTATGAAAAAGTTGCTCAAGCTCAAGATGTTTTAGCAAAAATAGCCGTACAAGAACAAAGAGTTTCTGACGGTAAGCAACGTATGGAGCAAATGCAAACGAATACGCAAGCTCAAACAATAGAACAACCCGCTCAACAACAAACTGGATACAATTCAAAAATGCAAGATTGGATTGATGACGGTAATGATTGGTTCTTGAATAATGCACTTATGCATCAATCAGGAACTCAAATTCATGAAGACTTGGTGACAGAGGGT